TGTACTTGAAGAGTGTGACAAGTTGGTTATAAATGTCCTGCAAGGAAACGTGAAACCGCATTTATATATCCCGATCCCCATGATGGATAAAGGTGACTGGAATGGAATGTTGGATAAAGTCACAGACCTAGGATTTTATCCAAATCTAATATTGATTTTGACGTCGAATATCTCTCGCGACGAAATTCATGCGATCGATGCGTCGATTCTGAGAGATGGGCGAATCGACAAGGCGTATCATATGAAATGAAACGGATTACAATATAAAAACTCTTCTGTGTATCTATTATAATCTTTTCACAACAATCTCCGCCAAATGTCCATCACTCCCGTTGAACTCACGCGCGAATCATTCAAAGGTCTCCTCGAATTCAATTCCAAGCAAGGCAAGCATTCGATTCTCAAACTGACTGCGGACTGGTGTCGTCCATGCAAGACAATCAAGGATCTCGCCGTCCAACAAGTCGCCAATCTCTCGGCGCGTCCGGTGGAATGTTACGAAGTGAATGTAGATGATTCCTTCGATTTTTACGCATTGATGAAGCAGAAGCGCATGGTGAATGGAATCCCCGTGTTCCTCTTTTACAAGTCTGGAAATACCAACTTTGCGCCAGACGACTCGGTTACTGGCGCCAATCCCCCCGATATCGTTGCATTTTTCGACCGATGTGCAAAGGTGTAAATCGTGGGTCAGATCAATAATACATCAATATAAGTACCATGGCTATATTGATGTGCGCGCGTGTATAACAACGATTACGAATTGTAATTCACAGTTGTATTCGTAGAATTATCGTTCGTTGTAGTGGTGCTTTTTTGGGAACTTGGACTTACGGTAAGTCCTCCGAGAGATTTGATCGGCGCTTTTGAAATACTCGTACTGGGACGAGGAACTCCAGGACGAATCTTTGTAGCACCGGCCCGCATAGCACCAGCTCGCACTGCGCCAGCCAATGCGCCTAAAAAGAACAGTTTAGCCTCAGGGGCAGAAGTAGAGGATTCAAAGGAAAGCATGTTATACTATATCAAACGAAAATAAACATAAATTTAGAACGCTAATTATAATAATCACCGCGACCATCATCGTCAATGGAATCTCTCGATCTTGACATCGACAACTATAATTTGCCAGACATTCTCGCCCTTTTCAATCTGCCAACACTGTTCAACGAGAATGATCTGAAGCGCGCAAAACTGGCGGTTATGAAGATGCATCCGGATAAATCCCGGCTTCCAAAGGAATATTTCATGTTCTTCACGAAGGCGTATCGGATCCTTCATCAAATATATACGATCCGACATCCGGCAACCAATGAGCATTATACCGAACGTGTCGAGAGAACACCACGTGCGGGAAGTCTGGTTCCGGGACTGCGGTGTGTCGGAAAAGATACACTTTCTGCGCCATATCTCTCGGTAGACGCGAATGCCAACGCCGCCGCCAACGCCGCAGCCGCAGCGAAAAATGTTGTAGACTACGGGCGTCTCATGCGAGCAGAAGGTTATCGACCCGACGCAGATGATGAATACTCCCAGGCAACTCACGAGAGAATGAAACGCCGGCTGGATGAAATGATGACGCCGAATACAAAGACACCGTCCGCGACAAAGGCGACCAAAGTCAGCGAATTTAACCGTTGGTTTAATGAAAAGTTCGAACAGTACCGCGTGAAAGACGACGAAATGGAAACAGGTTATGAAGCATGGTTCAGAGGAAAAACGGATGGAGACCGCGACGCTGCTGACGCTGACGCCGCCGCCGCAAACGCCGATACAGAAGACGCCGGTGGTGGATCATGGGCAGAGAAAGTTGCACGACTAAACCAACGCAAGCAAGAACTTAGGAATAAATACGCACTTGTCGAGAGAAAGGAACTGGAATATGCCGGAGGCGGCAGTAGCGGATATGACCTCACGAGAGAACGGCCAGAAGAATACTCGAGCGGGATATTCGGCAACTTACGGTACGAGGACTTGAAGAAAGCACATACAGAGACGGTGATCCCTGTTACCGAAGAAGACTATTACAAAACCAAGCGGTTCAATAATGTCAATGAATTACAGACATTTAGAGACCAATCCCGCCGGGATTTGTACCACCAAACAAGTAAAGAAGAACAGGAACAGATCTATCAACAATCCCGAATGCGACAAGAAGAAGAAGACACACGCCGTGCATTCATTTTAGCCAAACAGGATGAAGTTTCGAGAGATATTCATAAGAAATTGTATTCGGATATGTTCCGGTTGGAGAATAAATAATACACAATCGTTATTATAATCTCTTTGGTATATAATAGACGAGAGAAATCATATACCTACCAATGTTCGAAAATAAAGTCGTGAAACTGGCGATTGCCTATCTAATCATTATGTTTATTGGTTTCATTTATAATAAATACAAGAAAACAATCGACATCGAAGAACAATACAGCGACGGCGAACTCATCCAGAAGTATCTTCTCAATGATAGCAGCCTTACAAAAAATAAAAAACCGATTTTGTGGGTGCATATCGAATTCGACAAGAACGCGCGATCATGGGAGAGTTTCGGATCACGCACAAGTGACAACCTGAACCAGCCGTATCAGTATTTGACGATTCGTAACATCATCGAACATTGCGGCGAAAGTTTCAACGTTTGTCTGATTGATGATGATTCATTCATAAAGATTATACCGGAATGGCGCACACGCGTTGAACATCTGCCACGCCCTCTCCGTTCACATATGCGCGAACTTGCGCTGGCAACCGTGCTTCATTTATACGGTGGTTTACTGATACCCAGTTCGTTCATCTGTTTCTACGACTTACACAAACTGTATGATGCACACCTTGAACGTGCGAATGTCATGATAGGAGAACTTCGTACAACATCATCTCTCGCAGCAGAGAAACAATACTCGCCATCGACGAAGATCATGGGATGCCGCAAATTTGACCGGGTCATGAAGGAGTATATGGACTGTTTGATGGAATTAACCGAACGAGACCATACAAGCGAGATGGACTTTACAGGCGAGTCGACTACTTGGTGGCTGAAGAAACAAGCCGAAGCACCATCTACCGTTAGCGTGATTCCTGCAGAAGAACTAGGCGTAAAAACAACAACGAATAAAGCAGTTTACCTGGAAGATTTATTAGGAGACACGGATGTTCCATTATCACCGACAGCGGCAGGATTATACATTCCAGATCAGGAGATACTAAAACGTAGCAAATTCCAATGGTTCGCTCGTTTGTCGCCGAAACAGGTGCTGGAGTCGAATACACTGATAGGAAAGTACATGCTAGTAAACGCGGCGGGTTGTGGAGGAGTGCAAGGACAAGATATACAACCTCTTCATCCACACAAACTCAACGCACCACCGCACGAACACCAGCTCCACCACGCTCAACAACCCATCCTCCGCCACTAGCACCACCACTAGCACTGCGTCGTATGGGGGCGCAACCCCACGCGCAACCCCACGCGCAACCCCACGAGGTTATTCGTAAACAATGCCAATTCGATATCGTGCTCATGTATGTTATGGAATATTGTGATGTATTTACAAATCAACGATGTAATCCGATACTTCGTGTCTTCATCAAACAGAGGTGTCAGTTTTACGAATAGAAAGTAATTATCAAGAATATCAAGAACCGAGTACCCTTCGTCGTTCAATTGAAATAAAATGGTATTCGCGGCACGAACACATTCATTCGGATCTGCAACACTCGAACGCAAAATCTCTCGAGTATACTCTTCGAAACGATGAAAACTGATATTCGTACATATCTTATTCGCCAGATCATACGTAATCTCTCGATCAATGAGTTTGATTTTCTCCAAGTAGTTAATCAATGTTCGCACCGAACCATTCGATACCTGAAGTAAAAAGCCTTCCGCATCTTTCGTTATCAACAATCTCTCGTTCGTCTTGATTTTAAGCATGATTTTATTTAGACATCCTTGATTTAACTGGTTGATCTTGATGATGATATTCCGGGATTGAAACGTATCCACGACCTTCTGTATGTTTGTACACGAGGATATAAAATGGACATTGTGACTATATTTATCAATACAGTTCCGAAATACTTGTTGTCCTTGTTCGTTGATAAGATCAATATCGTCCAAAAGCACAATTTTCTTCCGGCTCGGAATCATGGACATCGTCTGGCAAAACACTTTGACATCATTTCGATAATACTGAATGCCTTGTTCTTTGAGACTATTTAGAATGAGTATGTTGTCTTGAATAGTCGTAGATGACGCCGTTTTTTTGTAATATTCGCGAATCATCGCATTAATAATCGACGTCTTTCCGGACCCAGAATCGCCATAAAACATAATATTCAGATTATCCATTGCGATCAGACTGTGTATAATTGTCATGGTGTTTTCGTCGAGCTGTTCGAAGTCGTCGATTTTAGACGGTTGATATTTTGCAATAAATGGAATATCAGGAGAAGCGCAACTGGTAGCAGAATTCAAGGAAAACATGGCGCGCGTCGTAATAAACTATATAAAATGTACGATTTAAATAATAACAATTCGTTCATTCGTTCAGTCGTTCAGTCGTTCATTCGTTCAGTCCATGTTTTTCAACTTTCCATTCGGTCAGGGTGGTGGCAATGGACCCAATATCTTTTTCGACACCAATACATTTGATGAAGAGGATTATTCTTACCAAAATACGGGAGAAAATGACACCGATAAAGACTATTACAAAATTCTTGGTATTGATGAAAAAGCAAGTGAAGACGAAATTAAGAAGGCATATCGTCGTTTGTCCATGCTTCACCACCCCGACAAGAATGGAAACACAGAGGAAAGTAAGCAAATGTTTCAAGAATTGAATAATGCGTACGCAACATTATCGGATGCAAATAAGCGCCGAAACTATGATATGATGCGTAAAAGCGGTGGTGGAGTAGGCATTCCCGGCTTTCATGCAAACATGTTTCCATTTGGACATGCTGCCCCCGGAGGTTTTCATCCAGGTATACCTGAAGAAGTACTTCATATGCTTTTTGGAAGCGGGGTTGGCGGAGGGATGGGAATGGGCGGAGGAGGAGGCCCAGGACCCAAGGTAGTATTTCAAGCGTTTCATAATGGCCGTCCGATGGCTACACCTCAGCATCAGCATCAGCATCAGCATCAGCATCAGCATCAGCATCAGCAACCCCCACAACAACCACACGTACGCGTATACCAAGTCCCCGAAACGATCATTAAAACGGTTTCACTTACACTTGAGCAATGTTATAATGGTTGTACCGTTCCAATCGAAATCGATCGACAAGTTCCAGACAATGACATCGTAAAAATCGAGCGCGAAACAATACACGCCCAAATCCCAAAAGGCGTCCAAAGCGGAGACACAATTATATTGAATGACTGTGGCCATATGAACGAAGTAGGAATGAAAGGTGACATCCGAATCATGGTAAACACCCTTCAACATCCAGTGTTCAAAGTCGAACATCTTGATCTTACAGTTGAAAAGACAATCTCGCTCAAATCGGCACTTTGTGGTTTCGATTTCGAGATATCGCATCTGAACGGACGTGTTTTCAAACTTGCAAACAAGCCAGGAAATATTATTAAACCTGGTAGTATAAAAACAATACCAGGTTTGGGCTTAGAAAAAAACGGAGAATCCGGATCCTTAAAAATAAAATTCAATGTAGATTTTCCAGAGTCTTTGACTCCAGAACAAGTAGCAACACTCCAAGCAGGGTTGTAAATAGTATAACATCCACATTAGATCTCAATGTAATCTTCATTTGAATAGTCAGAAAATAAATTAAACGGATACGCGGCTGGGTTGGGAATCGCACTTTTTCGTCCAATCAAACGAATCCGAATGCCGTACCCAATAACATTCGACTTGCATGTAATTACGAAACGATGAAAGTTCGACGCGGTCAACAGACCGGTTCTTAATCGTTGGTACACATCGAGTACCGATGTATTATCACTTAGATTTGCAATTCCATTCGTAGTATCAAATATATCAGTCCATAAAGTTCCAGAATCAGAAGAACCGACAGGTGGTGTATATTCGATATAACATTCATAATAGTCAGCATTCCCACTATAACTGGGGTAACTGATGGTGACAATAAGACCATTGAGTGGCTCACTCGACGCACCTCTTCGTGCAGAAATGAGATATGGCTGACTTGAAGTATAAGGATATACTGACGGATATATTACATTGTTATTGTGTTCCGTAACAACAATATTATTAATGAACGACATGTATGTATATTCTGAAAATGCACGCTGTCCATTATAGTCATTGATAATCATCAACCGAATACGAAATTGATGATTGTTTTCATTGGGTAGTCCACTAACCGTATATGTAGTTTCAAGACCAGCCGCGCTTCCAGCTGGTATTACAATGGTTGATGTAACTTCTGTCCACGAGACTTCACCAGCCGTAACATTGCGGCGTTCAACCGAATAAAACCGATAGGTATAAAATGGGAGTGGTTTATAC